TTGATGCGTTGCATGTCACGTTGCCGTAACTCCTCACCAACACCACAAGCGTCGTTGTCAAGTTCGTAGACACCCACAGCGAATGGGTATTCCTTTTCAACAGCGATGAAGATAAACCGTGCTGCTTTGGTGCCCTGCAGATAGTGCATCTGCTGGACGTGATACCTGAAGTTGGCGACAGACTTTGCAAAGCCTCGTGGGCTTGCATCCTGCGTTGTTTTCAGGTCAATCACGATATCACCGTTCCACCAGTCAGGACGGCACTTGCAGCGCAAATCAAACTGTTCGTCATCCCACCAAACTGATTGCTCAGCCTTGCCATCTGATAACAACCAAGCAGCTTCAGGGTGATTGCGAACAGCATCACACATAGCGTGTGCTTGATCCCATTGAGCCTGCGTTACAGGTTCAATGCCTTTGTCAATCAGTTCAGCGTGAGCCTTGGTTCCGCGACGTGCAGAGCTGATTGAATATCGCTCCACAACAGTGTGAGGTTCCAGGACACAAGTATGAGTAAAAGAGCCAAGGATGAGAGCAGGAGTTTGCTTTGAAGGAGGCCGATTAGGATCGATGAATCGCTTGTAGTAAGTTTGCGGGCTGCGTGAGATTGCGTGAAGGTGTGATGCTGAGACTGCTGGATCGGCATGGTATTCAGCATTAGAAACCATTGAGTGGATGCCTAGGCCAACGAAGGGTAACACGGTCATTTTGACTGTGCAAGCGCTTCGCAGGCTTTGACGACACCAGCTTGACAGTCTCTGCGAGTGAGATCATCCAATGTCTGCGTTAGCGAATACCAAGCAGCACCACTGAACAATGTGACGAAGATTACAATAATGATTGTGTTTCTCATGTTAGTAAATCTCCGTCTCAACAACAAATGAAAATCCTGCTTCGACTGCTTGTTTAATTAGCACGTCGCGCTCTTCTTGATTTGTTGCGTATTCATCCCATTGAAGTTTGTTTTCAATAAATGCTTGGATGTAGTAAATTTTTTCAGGTTCTTGGGGATGAAGCAAGTCGTTGCGATCAAGCATGTACTGCATGAATTCGTGGTGATCAAGGGTGAGAGTGTGAAAATCCATTAGAATGCGTTGTAACGTGAAACCTTGTTAGCGGAAAGTTTTTGATCTAGCTTGAAAACTAGATCCATTTGACTGCCTTCAGTTGCTTCAGTTCCATAGCCAAATTTTTCACTGAGGCGTCGTGATTCTTGACGGGTGAGTGCGTAAAGAATGTCAAGTTCTTCGTCGGTGAATTGCATGGTCAAAATTGCGGGAGTTGTGGAGTTGGTTTTTTGTGTACTGGTGGTGCTGGTGGAAGCAGTTCGCCCGGAAGAACCGGGCGCTGCTTGCGGATGATGGTGATCATGGTCAGTAAATTGCAGGTTGTGAGAAAACGTAGTTGGCAAAAGACTTGAACTGGTCAACGTGTCCCTCAAAGGAGCGTTTCATTTTTCGGTGTTCAGCGTGATAGAAGCGACCGTCTCTGTGATTAAAGGCGATCGTTTCCCAGCCGCGTCGTTCAAGTTCTTTGCGGTAGTCGTTGATGTGCATGGGGTGTTGGTTTGAACTGATCTAAAGATACCCGAGCTTCCCCCTGCATCCACCAGTTATGTGCAGGTTCAGGGATTGGCCCAACGCGCCACAGTTCGTTCGCTCAATCAAATAATTCAAATTGTGTACCTTCTGCAGCTACGCCATGCATTGCAATCTGCCCTAATCGCACGGCTCGACGCTGCTTTTCGTAAGCAGGCCGCGCAAAGCCAAGCTGATACAAATGCAAATCGTTTTGCAATAAAGCAATAGCTACTGCTTTCCAGGATGGAGCCCTGCCAGACGCCGCCACCTTCTTGGGAACCTCTTCAGGTATCCCGTCCGAATAGCAACGGCGTCTCCACTGTTGATTGTATTCGCTCACTCTGTCGGTAGCGCATTTCCCAGGACTGAATTGCTCGGTCAGCTTGTTTGTTCGCCAAAATTTGTTGCTCATTGCTTAAAAAGCTCCATGCGTGTCGTGTGATGTCTTCTGGGCAGCGCAGTGCTAAAGCGCAAGCTGCGTGACCAATCCATGCGCGACGGTTCAAGTTGTAGTCCGTCAGAGCATTGACGCAGCTGTTGCGCCACTCCTCGGTAACACGTCTCATGTATCGCCCATACAGGCGATGATTGCCTGTAAAGCAAATTGCACGCTGTAAGTAGAGGCGCCGATCTGACACCTCCCCCCACATGTTGAATCTGGTTTCTTCCCATGATTCAAACGGCAACCAAACTCTTGTCAGCTTCATCGTCTAAATCCTCAGCAACTTCGTCGATCTGCTCTACATCCCAAGCTTTACTGAAGTCTTTACCCAAGAACAGAGAAGCCAAACCTGTGACCTGCTTAAGGCGCAGCAGCTCATCGGGACTCATTCCAATGTGCTTGCAGATCCATGCGTCGCCTTTGCCCATTTCAATCAGCTCGGCAACAATCACGCTCATCAGCTCGATGTTGTGCGAGCCCCGAGCGCGGTTGTGACGAATGGTTGATGCCATTCGATCATGAAGCTCTTTACGCAAAACAACGACTGGCAGCCTGCCACCTTCTCGCTTGCGAATGCGATCGCTGTTCTTCAGAGTCAGATAGCGGTGAAAACCGTCAATGACCACATAAACGTCGCGTTCGGCGTCATGCACCACAACGACAGGTTGAGTGTATCCGTCTTCCCAGATTGACGTTTCGAGCAATGCCATTTCAGGCGGCGCCACAGAATTGGGGTTGTAATCATTGGCGGTAACTTTCTCGATAGGAACACTGCGTACGGAGTAAACCGGGGATCGCCAAGGGTATGAATCGTTCGCATCGTGCAGTTCATCTCCTTTTAGTGGTGGGTTAAAAACGCAGACCAGAGTGGTCGGCTCTAACGCTTGAAACGTGTGGGGGTCGTGCTTGTCCAGCACGTAGGTGTCATCAGGTCCGATCGTGGCAACGACGCCAGTTGTTTCGTTTACCAGTTCGCCCTTACCGCTGACGCAATAGCAAGTTTCCAAATGGTGTTGGTAATGCCACCGATGGGGTTTGCCTGGATGAACAATGGTCTTGGTCATGCTGTAACCCATGCCGTCGTCTTCAGTGACAAGGCGATGGCTGGTGAAGCCGCCTTTAGGGCAATGGATTACGCGCTCAGTAGGCAGTGTGTTGGCGTTGAGGATTTTCATTTGGCGGATCGATTGAGGACTTGGCTGTACTTGCGTTGGATGGACTTTTGGCGGCGCTGCTGCTCTTGAGTAGGCGCCAAGCCGAGGTACTTACAGGTGTGGTCGTTCTTGAGCACCGTGATGGCAAAGCGCTTCCAAGAGGTCACCATGCTGTTGTGGCATGGCAGTTCATCAAGGTGATCAGGCGGCACCTTGATCACGACACGGCGCAGGTTGTTGCCACCGTGACGAGTGGTGCCGTTGATATAAAACCGGATGCCGATACGGTCTAGCGCTTCGATGATTTGATCTGGCAGTCCGCGCCCCACTCGCCCCCAGTAACGGATGGATTGAATGAAGCGCTGTTTAAAATTTGTGCTGGACTGCTCTGGCAACGTTGCTAGCAAAAACTTGACGAATGATTTCCACGTATGACCCTTGGGCAGGCGAAATGACTTGTAATCAAGCTGTTTCCCGTAGGTTGCCATAAAATTGGCGCCACCGACCCTGGCGCATAATCGCGCCCAAATCTGAGGGTCAATAACCCGATACATTGCCAAGCTAGATTTAGATTCTGACATAAATGGCGATGCCACCCGCATTTTTTTGATGGGGATGCCTGCCATATAAAACACGTCGTACAACGTGTTGTAATCCCAGCCAAATTTTGCGTTTGCGGTCCAAATGTCTTCTGTGCGCCAATCGTAAATTGGGTAACAGTTATAAGTGTGGTCCGTGTTTTTTTTGGTCCACATCTGACCGAGCATCGTTTCCTTGTCTTGGTTAACAATGGCGCGGAATCGATTTAGTGATTCAACGGTGCGAATACCAATCAAGTTGGCGCAGGATTGCCCTTGGCTGTACCACTCCGCAAACATGTCCCAGAACGTGGCGTAGTCCATATTTTCAATGAATAAGTCACCAAAGGGGTGGTTTTCAAGGTTGACAATGTAATCGTCTGTAGGCATGGGACGAATCCAACGGTGCCGATCAGTTTCGCCCCAGCATTGCCAGTCGATCTCGTAAGAGCTGACGGTGCAAGGAAGAGTGATTGGTAGACAGCACCAGTAGATGTCGAGGATATCGCGGTTAGCACGGAGGATCTTGTGCATAAACTCCTCGCTATGCGTGTAGTTGGCTTCGTTGTCCATAATTTGAACGCCAATTTTGACGTCTAAATTACGAGAACGAACGTAGTCAATAACAAGGTTTAAAAGCACCCCACTGTCTTTGCCTCCAGAAAAAGAGACATAAACACGCTTGAAATGTTTGAAGATAAAATCTAGGCGCTCATTGGAAGCGTCGTAGACATTCTGATCAAGATATTTTCTCATGGTTTTTGTAAAATTCACAAGTTACATCTTCAATGCTAATAAAGCGACATCCTTCGTGAGATCGAAGAAAGGCTGATTTTGCATCTTCTTTCGTGTGAAATTTGACCGTGTGAACGGTAAACCTTCCCCAGGGCCTTTCGTATGTAATCCGAAAAACGTGTTTCATTAAACAAATGAATAGATGTTGTTGCCCCTTGCGTTTTCGCGGAAAACGTCATGAGGCGGTAGCAAACCTGCAGGTCTCGCATTTCCTGCCAAGGGGTCCAATCGCTTTAACGGGGTAGCGGGACCATGCCCCCGTGGACCAACTATACACCTGAATGACCCTGTTGCAACTCAGTCACGGTGATCAATGCGCCAGATGGTTCATGCAAGAAGCAATACCGCTTGTCCGCAACGAGTCGCACCACAAGACAGTCATCGGCAAACACAACCTCCGACAATGCGTCCAGCGTTGACCGACAACACTTGTCGATGTCATTCCGCTTGACGATGCAGTGCTCCGGTGCATTGGCCTTGAGCTGACCGTTTGTCGTGAAGTGGGACTTAGGTCTTTTGAAACGAAACTTAATCGATACGCTGCAAGCACCAGTGATCAAGCTGCATTTCTGCTCACGCATCTGCTGCTGTGCTGACAATGCGACCGCATTGCGCCAGGGCTTGACCCTTTTGCTGGCTTCGACCATTCGACCATTGCCGACATGACGCTTTGATCCCTGCGGTGCTGGATCGATGCCGTTGACTGCGATATGAACTGCAGACATTGCTCACCACCTCTATCACCTTCCCATTCTGCTGAATCCTTGTAAGATGGATCTGCCGAGTTCGCCTCGGTCCCGCTTGGGGCAAGTTAATTCCTTGCGCTTTAGGCACATGAGACGTCGTTTCTCAGACTGGCAACGAACGCAAATCCTTGTGAGAGATCACTGGACCTGCACGTATTGCGGCGTTGAGCTGCAGCCAGGTGTTCTCACGCAAATCGATCACGTCATCCCTTTTTCAAAGGGCGGGCTCACAACTGTGAGCAATGGCGTTGCTTGCTGCAGGCGGTGCAACCTAAAAAAAGGAGCATCTTCCTGTGAAATTACGGAAATGGCAAGCTAAAGCCACCGAAACAGCAGTCATTAATTACTCCAAAGGGCGAAAGCTCTTTGTGACTGAAGCCTGCACTGGAGCAGGCAAAACCCGACACGGTGTAGAGACCGCTGTTGAGCTAATGAAATCCAAGTCAATTGACTTGGTTATTGTCTTGACGCCAAGCATTGCCACACGTTCAGGGTGGAAAGATGCGTTTAACAAGGCTAGGGCGTCATTACCTGAGATAAGGGTTACAGATGACAACGAGTTTCCAGTTGACACAAACGTCTGGGTAACGACTTATAGCGGCTACGAAGCTGCACAAAAAGCCTTGGCGACAGCGCCCGTTCAATCTGGCATTTTTACCGTGGTTGATGAGTACCACCACGCTGAGCAAGATGCTGCTTGGGGTATAGCAGTAGAAGCCTTAGGAGGGGTTGCTAAGCATGTGTTGTTTTTGAGCGGTACACCGTGGAAACAATCAGGTTTTTGCCCGTTACTTGTGGGTCAAACAAATATCCATGGAAAGCCTTATTACGACTCAGGGGATATTAGAGTCAACCCAGATTTTGTGCATGATTACAGCAAAGACTTGATCGCGGGGGATGATAGGGCCACTCACTGGGTTGCGTTCAAATTGCTTCCGTCAATCTTCACTTATAAAGACGGAAAACGAGAGGAGTTTGAGCTGCCAGATCTAGAAAATATGTCTAGTGAGGAACGATTAAAATGGGAAGAAAAAGCTGCTAAAGATAAAACTCCTTTAGGCAAACACGTAAGAATTGAAGACAACATGCTCACTAGCAGTCGTAACGCCAAAGAGTTGCTGTCTGAGTCAATTGCCTTGCTTGCTAAATGTAGGACTGACACTTATCAAGCCTGCGGTCAACGCGATCTGCCAATCATGCTGGTTGTTGCGCAAAATGTCAAAGCCGCAAGAAATTTGGCGGATTTCATCGAAGAAGTTCATGGGTTGAAAACGGCAGTCATTGTAAGCGAGGATCAAAGGAGCCATGAAGTCTTGGAAAGGACAAAGGCGCAATGTGCCGACAATTCTCCTGACAAGCCAGACGTCATTGTTTCTGTTGGCATGATCTCTGAAGGGGTAGACATACCTCAAATCAAAGTGATTGCTTACTTAAGCGCAGTCCTCACCACTCTGTACTTGGTACAAGTAATTGGGCGAGCTTTGCGGCGCATGTTTGTTCCAACTCGAAAAGGCTTTGCTGATAGCCATGTAAGTCAAATCACGGCTCATTTTGTGGCGATTGCCCATCCCAAGATTTGCTACGTGGCGAGCCGGATCGAACAGCAAATGTCTGATGCTCAAGCAGCCAAAGGAAAGGGATGGGATGAAAACGACAGAGAAGATCAAACACCTGTAGAAGGAACAGCCGATACCACTGATGAGCGGCTGAATCTATTGCGTGGTCAAGTCAATGGGGCCCAATGGCAAGAAGCTATTGAAGGCTTAAAGACTCACGAAAAGGCTTCTGAGTGTTTTCTAGATAATGCTTGGTGTGCATATGTCCTGGGTCTTGCACTGAATGGAGACAAAAGCTCGCAGCAAAAAGCAATGGCTCTCACTCAAGAGATGTGCGAATGTCTTGGCATTAATTACGAGGAAATTTGGCAGCATGTCTCAACCAAAGCGGACCATAGCTTGTCGTACGACCAAGAACAAAAGCTATTGCGCAAGCAAGCTCAGTATCTAACGAATATCATTCGCTGGAAATGCAAACCTTTTTGCGACGACCCTGAAAATGACAAGGCTTATATGACGGTTCGATCAGCCTTGAATCAAATTGCGCGAATTCCTAGAGGGATAGGGTTTGCCAAAGCCAGCTTAGAGCAAAAAAAGCAATGGATTAAATGTGCTGAAAAAGCAGTGGAAGCAGGTGAAATACAATGAGTTATATGGTTTCTACGGCTAGGCGTCGTCTTGACGACTTGGCTAGTGCTGTTTACGAGACAGTATTTTATGACGCAATGGATGCAATTTTGAATGAAGGCTTATGGCATTCTTATGTGCATGAAGTGACTGGCAAAACGTATTCTTTCAATTCAATGGATGAATTTTTAACCAGTGACAACGGTCTAGGTATCCAGGATCTTGGACTATTCCAGGAGTGCATCAAGGCAGTAGGTGCTACTGGTGGTCATGTCGGACCAATGGCAAAAGCACTGCTTAAGCGCTTGGAACGCGAATGTGGAATGACGATGGTCAACGTCAATGCTGAATCAGCGCTGTCTCTGCCTGACCCTGAACACTTCGCCAAATCAGGCGATAACCGCCACACGCTTGCAGAATCTAGCCTTGACAATGTCAAGACTAAAACCACGTCTCAGGGAGATGGTGGCAACTCTGCTGCCTACCTCGCCGCTCGGCTCAAGAAAACTGGGCGTGATGACTTGCTGGAGCAGGTCAAAGCAGGTGAGATCAAGTCGATTCGTGCTGCTGCCATCGCCGCTGGCATCGTCAAAGACGTGCCCACTGTCCGCCTCGTTGATGATCTCAACAAGGTTGCAGCATCAATCACCAAGCACTTAACCAACGATCAACGTATTCAGCTCGCTGAACTTCTGCTGCCTGACGCATGACACCTGAACAACGTCTACGGCTTCTTGCTGCACTAATCAAAGACCGTGATCAAACTCGTGCTGCACTAAACTTCATCAATCAACAAAAACAACATGATGAAACTCTCTATTGGGAAACAGGCATCATGCGTGAAACAACACGCACAGAAGATTCGCAGAATTCATATTACATAAAAACACTATTCACACAGCATGAACTAACAGTGAAGGCGTACTATGACGCCATTGATCGGCAGTAAACTGAAGAACGCGCAAAAAAAAAGCCAGGGCTGCAACCCTGGCTTGCGTGCCTCACCTCAAGACACATCCCACAAACGGAGGATAGCACATGCCTAGCAAGGTCAGCTCAAGCGGTTTTGCCGCACTTCCATACAAGCTGATGGATCAAGCCGATGCTCCTACTTGGGCGGTGTATGCCGTCCTGCATCGTCATGGCTGGAACTCAGAGCAAGGCTGCTGGACATCGCTTGAAACGATCCGCGCTGAAACAGGCATCAGCCGAAAGATTGTCCAGCGCTGTTTGAAGTGGTTAAAGGAAACCAAATGGATTGAAGCCCAGCGCCGACCTGGTTACACAACGGTTTATCACGTCAAAACCGATGCACCAACACCTAGGTCAAATCTGACCCAGGTCGAAAACGACCTAGGTAACCCAGTGCAAAAACGACCTAACCCCCAGGTCGAAAACGACCTAACCCCTAGGTCAAAAACGACCTACGAACAAGAACCCATAAACAAGAACCCAAGAAGTAAAACCCAAAGGGCGCAAGCGCCGAAAAAGGATCCGAACAGACTCAAGACCTTGCCGACCAGCTCCGTGCCACCTGATCTTGCGGACTGTTCTGAGTTGCTGGTTGAGTTCTGGTCGGTTAAAAAAGGCACGCGGTCATCACAGGTCTTGAAACGCATCACCAACAAGCTTCGGCAATGGACACCACAGCAACGCCAAGAGGCCCTAGAACGCGCCATTGCATCAGGCTGGGGTGATGTGTTCCAACCCAAGAAACAGACCGCTTACAGCCCCGCACAGGAGCCTGACATGAAGCATCCGGCGCATCGTGTCTTCACTGCTGATCGTGGGTTTGATGATCAGCCCACCACTAACCCAATCCTTAATGGTTTATTTTAATGGCCGTCAGAGCGTTTGACGTAAGCTCCATTCGCCTGAAGCTGCGTCACATGGTTGACAAGGGCTACGTCACCCTTGAACAACTCGATGAACCATCACCAGGCTTCAAGTCAAACATGAACGTTCACATTCGTGATTTTCCTTCCGGTTATCGCGGTGTTCGTTACAAGAATCTTTTACGCATTGAAAACTTCCTCCCACCTGCAAAATGATTTCACTTCTCAACACTTCCAAACGTCAAGATCCAGTCGTTGATCATCTCGCTGATTTACTCGACAGCAGCAAGGCAGTAGCCGCCGCAATTTCTGACAACGCTATAGAAGAACAACGCGCAATCCCGGCAGGTCTGCTACAGTCCTTCTGCAATGACCTTGAGCGAATCAAGGCACACTTAATCACGGCTTTCGAAGTAAATGAAGGAAATTAAAGTTAGCCTGCCGGAATCTGACATTCAGCTCCTTGATCAAATCGCAAGAGAAAACAACACAAGCCGTGCCGAAATTATTCGTAGCAACATTGCTAATCATGGTCTTAGCGTTGACGCTCTGCATCGTGTCGCCATCGCTATTCGTAAAAGATTGCACGGCGTTTTTACGATTCAACAAGCCGAACAGGCTGCCGCCGTTGCAATTTGTGCCATCGCCAATACGTCAAAAAAAACTGCATAAGTCGGGCTATAATATGTTGGACGCAACTTCTTTGGCGTCCATGGCGCGTCGGAGTAGTGACCCGATGTTGTTAACCCTCTTTTTTGACTCGGGGAAGAGGGTTAAGCCATAATAAATGATTAAAACGGATTATATTTGTGCAATAAAATCAATTTATCCTTTATTTGAATTCAAGCTGTTTTGTTGTATGATCTTTAGGAACTGATCTTTTCCTGTGTTCCTTGATTATTCACTGTCCGACACTTCTTCTCTGCGAGCTTTGTCGATTAAAACAATATATGCCGATAAAATACGTGACAGATCTAAGCTTTGGGAGTTGCGGACTTATTCACCCAACGTTGCCCCAAACGGTTGGATTGCATTGTATGAATCGAGGCCAACTCAAGCGATCCAAACAATCATTCAAATTGGACGGACATTTAAATTGCACCCTGACGAGGCGTGGCAGCAATATGAGGATCAACTAGGCATCGAGTTCGAGGATTACTTTTCTTACTTTCGAAAACGCAAGTTTGCATTCGGCATGGAGATTCAAGATGTACGGTCTTTTGATCCAGTGCCGCTAGAAATTTTGCGTCGAGAAACGAATTTTGTAATTCCACAAATGTGTATGCCTCTTAAATCCATTCATAAGCGCATTCTTGCCGAATGGTTAAGGCCATAAAAAACGATCATTTGACTTCCCAAGGTTCTCATATACAGTTCAATTGTCAGTTCACCACTGACTTCAATTCACCCGATTCTATCATGACCATTGTTCCAATTTATGACACATTGTGCAAGTTAGCCGATGGCACATTGCAGCACTTTATCGAGGATCTTTCGATACATGATCGTCGCCATCTAGAAAAAATTCAGGTCGATTCAACTTGGCTGTGGATTGTTCATAGATGCGGCACACACATGGCCCGATGGGATGAAGATCAATATGCCGGTTCCAGAGACTCTCATTTGGAATGCTTAATTCGAGCTGGTTTGTTTGGCAATTGGCCGGACCACAAAGCATTTCTTATTCATATTGTCCACAAAAATGAGAGCATGTCACCCGGTGTTTTTGGCACTATTAACAAGGTTTCGCTCCATACCTTGCAGACTAAGTTGCCAAGACCGAAACCTCAAGTTGAATTGCCCAACATCAAGCGGCAGCAACAGGTTCTATCTGCCGCTGTTGGCTTTTCATATCTTTGATCATGTACGAAGTTTTTGCCTTAATCACAGACGAGCATGGCTCACGCTATTTCCCCACTGGTGATGGATCAATGCACCGCACAGTAGCTGAAAATCTCATGCTCAAGCGGATGACGGCTCATCCAAACGTTCAATTTTTCATCGAGTACACCCAATCTGAGGATGAATTCAATGCTTACTAAACCGAATCTTGAGTGCCTCGGTGCACTTGTCTGGTCTTTTGGTGTTGCCAATCGCCTAGAGAATGACTGTCAGTTTACGGCTGACATCACAAAGATGATTCAGTTGTTCCGGTCAGGTGATTGGGGCAATATTGACGAGAATGATTGGGAGCTAAACGTCGGAACTTGCAAAAACAAGTCAGGAGGCTCTTTGATGGGAGCTTACAAAACATTCGACAACACTAGGATTTGGATCATTACAAGCGGCTATGGACAGCAGGCTCTTGGCCGAGACTATTGTTACACTACAGTCTTGTTCCCCGAGGAATACTGATGGAAATCAACCCGATTCTTGCCTCAAATATTAGGCACGCCCTTAAACAGCTTTATGACATGGGTGCCGATCATTATGCTGATTTTTGGCTGACTGAGCTTCATCAAGTGAATGGTTGTCCGATCAATAATCGGTGGAATGCAATGACATTGCGACAAATTGAGAATGATGTTACACTCATTGCCGGGCAGTCAGGTGAAATAAATACATAAGAATCGTTCATCATAAAATAACAACCGAGGCTTGACATTTCAAGCCTCTTATTGTATATTATGAATGTGGACATCACTAGTCCGCACTTTCAAGTTAATCACCCGATTCAAATGACTTCCAAAAAAATCGTCAAAGCACCAGCAACAACCGGAGTTCTTCTTAATGGACAGTCCGGTTATCATCAGGAACATGAAATTATTGACGGCACATTGCCAGCCCGTGAAGCATTCACTCGGGCCAATGCTTTATTTACTGTTGATAAAGCGCCTCTTCTTTTCAGGAATCCAGTAACTGGTGAGACACAAGACTCGGACCAACGCTGTGCTGTCTATCGGACAGACACAGGCGAACAGCTTGGCACTGTCGGCTTGAATTATGAATGCATTCAAAACGAACAACTGTGTCAGCTTGCCGAGTATCTAAGAGATGATTTGATTATGGACACCGTAATCACTCTCAAAGGTGGAGCAAAGGTCGCCTTTACTGGTAAAATTGTTGGAACTGATGAGGAAATTGTTGATGGTGATCGAGTTCATCGCAACTTAGTTGGCTATTTAAGTCATGATGGCACCACAGGCTTCGGTTGCTGTTTCACTGATGTTCGGGTTGTTTGTCAAAACACCCTGGGCTGGGCGCTTAATGGAGCCAAAAAAGATGGCAAGATTAAGCAAATTTCACACACTAAGATCGGTGTCAGCATGTATGATAATCTCCTTCAATCCATTGATGTTGCTCGTCGGACTTTCAAGGAAGATACTAATGACTATCGCCGTATGCAGGAAACTCCCATGGAGTTCGATGCTTACAAGGCGTGGTTAACCCATCTTTACAATTGCAAACCAACTCTTGCCGAGGATGGTTCAGTTATTGATGCCGACATTGCCAATAACAAAGTCAAATTCAACCGACTTACCCATGCTTGGGTTGGAGGCTATGGCACTGGAATTGAGGGAGTATCTGGCACTGCCTGGGGCGCATACAATGCAGTCACTGAAGTGGAAACCAGCTTGAGAGATTCATCAGACAGCCGCAACTTCATGACACCCAATGGTTACTATACTCGCAAAGTTGTGCAGAAAGCTAAGGATTCAATCCTTGAACTTTGCACTGCTTGATCCTCAACAACCAACAATTCTTCAAGGGGTCGATCTGACCCCCTTTTTTTTGCCTATAAACCGATTGTCTATTTTTTTCATTGCTTTTGCAGAATGAACTATGCATCATGAAGCAAGTCAATTTAAAAAAAACAAAGTTCGACAGCTGGGAAGCAAGGCCACCACTGGAGTCTTATTGAGGAGCATTCTCAACACCAGACCCAGGTACCCTGTCAGACCTTATTTCACCCACCTTAAGTCAGCAAAAAAATCTTAATTATCGGTGCATCCGCACGGACTACACGGTTTTTTAACTTGCCATATATTAGAACAGTGGAAGACACAGTTCTTCCACAAATCACCCACTTCACTTCACCCGATTCAATGAACACCAAGCAAGTCGAAAACTGGATGACATTTGTTATCCGAGCTGAGATTCACCAGCAGTTGAAGGATATGCCAGAAGCAGATCGTCCGATCAACATCAACAATCCAGGTGATGACCCGAACTTTCATGCACTGGTTAAGCGCATCAAACAGGAAATGGAAGTCCACATGGTGAACAAAGTTGATCACTATCTATCCGAGGGCTTCTGAGCCCTCTTTTTTCCACTTCACTTCACCCCACCACCCGATTCATCATGCAAATCCACTTTGAACGTCCGAATGCTGCACGCCTTTATCAGGCGCTGGGTCAGATACTTTGGCTCGATTCAGCCACTGGTGATGCCGCAACAGATGAGGAAAAGCTCGAAGCTCTTGCAGTATTCAAGGCCAACTTGAAACAGGAAATTGGAATTGACCGCATCAACACCATGCAAGATGAGGTCTACTGCACACTTGTCAACCCGATGGAGTTCTGATGAACAAAACTACGACTCTTCGTCTCACTTATGACGAACTACTTGGTTTACTTGATTCCATAGAATCTGTCTTTCCAGAGGACCGCAGTGATGAAGAAAATGCCACTCTGGATCGGCTAACCAAGCGTCTTAATCAAGCACTCACCAGATTGGAGAACTGATCAATGCCGTACTTACCTGATCTCAACCCCCCGAAACCACTTGACCCAGGTGCCCGACTTTTGTATGCAACCAGGCTCCGAAAAGCTCTGGAGGAGCTGATGACCGATACAGAGCGTGACTACCATGCGGGTTTATTTGAACTGTTCACCGACTTTCAGAATGATTTGCTTGTGGATCTTCAGAGAGCAACTCCTGCACTTGATCCATCCAAGCTCCCAGACTGAAAATCCAAATTTCAGCCCTGGGCAAAAGTCCAGGGTTTTTTTTGGCTTGTCATCATGCCACACAACTGTCCGCTATGGACCTTTGGGAAGCAAGGCCACCACTAGAGTCCCAAGCTCGAACATCAATTTTTTCTATAAAAAGCTGCTGGATGAACTATGCATCATGAAGCTTGCCAGCATGAAAAAAACATGTTATCGTACTTTCAGTTAAATCAATCATGCATGACCGCCAGTTCTATCAATAATATAAACGACTTAGTTGCTGATCCAAGAAACGCCAGAAAACGCACAGCCCAATCGAAGGCGCTTCTTCAGGAATCGATTAAATCTTTTGGCGCAGCTCGATCTATTGTTATTGACGAGTCGAATACAATCTTAGCCGGTAACGGTACAGTTGAAGCCGCAGCCGCTCAAGGCATAAATCGAGTCCGCATTATTGAAACCGATGGCGATGAAATTATTGCCGTAAAACGGTCTGGTTTGTCCGATGCAGACAAGATCGGTCTCGCCTTGGCAGATAACCGTACTTCAGACTTAGCCGAGTGGGATGCACAAATGCTACAATCACTCGCAGCCGAACATGATGTGACACCTTGGTTTTCGGAGGATGATATAAATGAGTTGCTCGCCAAAGATGATGAATTTGACCCTGATGACCCGACTGAAGATCAGTCAGACAAAATCGACGCAGTTTTTCAAATTATCGTAAATTGCCGAAATGAAGAAGAACAAACAGCGACTTTGGACTATCTTTTGGGCCAAGGGCTCGACTGTAAAGCCATGAATGCTTGATTATGCCGAAAATTAATTTTGAAAAAACATCCGAAATAAAACGCACTGCAAGAGTTGCACAACTTGAGGGATTGTTCGACATTGCACCAGACCCTAAATCCACAGTCAGTTTTAATGTTGACATCCCAATCGAAGATTTTGACTGGAATGTCGGTGTTATTGTTGGTCCATCCGGTTCAGGTAAAACTTCGATTGCTAGTCAACTATTTGGCGATCGATTTAATCCTCAGTGGAGTTGGGATCAAGAAAAATCAATTGTCGATTCTTTCCCAAAGTCCATGTCGATTAAAGAAATCACTGGACTCCTGTCATCAGTTGGGTTTTCATCGCCCCCGAACTGGTTGAGACCGCATCATGTATTGTCCAATGGCGAGCAATTTCGTGTTAATATTGCACGCGGCTTAGCCGAATCACCTGACTTGCTTATCGTTGACGAATTTACGTCGGTTGTTGATCGGACAGTTGCACAAATAGGTTCTGCGGCCATCGCAAAGGCTGTTCGCAGACGAAATCAGAAATTTGTCGCTGTCGCCTGTCATTATGACATTCTTGAATGGCTACAACCAGATTGGGTTTTTGATCCATCTACCTCCCGCTTTGCGCGGGACTGTCTTCAACGACCTCAAATTACTATCGACGTTCAATCCGTATCGGGCAAAAAATATTGGCCGCTCTTTAGTAAATTTCACTATTTGAATCGCGACATCCATAATGGCGCAAAATGCTTTTGCGGTTTTTATAATGGCCGTCCAATTGCTTTTACTGCCGTACTCACCATGCCGTGTCCACAAGGTACACGCTGGAAAGAGCACAGAACCGTGTGTCATCCTGACTTTCAAGGGGTCGGCATTGGAAATGCAATGTCGAACTTTATTGCCTCTTGTTTTCATGGCACCAGGGGCCGATATTATTTATCAGTAACAGCTAACCCGGCAATGGTTGCCTATCGTGCAAAATCACCGCTTTGGAACATGACAAGAAAACCAAAAAATAACTGCGATCAACGGCAACGTCGCAACACAAAAGCAAAAACACAGGCCATGACGCAATGGAGAAAAGCATTAACCACTGATAGAATTACAGCAAGTTTTCGATATTGTGGACCAAGTAATCCTGAAGCAGCTGCCGCACTCGGAATTAAGTAATGCCAAAACGACTGGACGGTAAAAAAAGTGCACCAAGGGCCTCAGCCGCTGAAAAGCAATATCGCGTCAACCGCCTTTTCAACTTAATTCGCAATGGCGGCACCAGAACGGATTGCATCCGATTTGCGGCACAAACTTGGAATCTCAGTGAGTCCACGACTGATAAATTGCTAGTGGAGGTAAGGAAGCAGTTAAAGCGAGATTTTGAAATTGATCGTGAGCAATTTGCTGCTGAACTCATGCAGCAAGCGTCGAGCATACAAATGGAAGCGCGCCGCACAAATAATTTAAATGTGGCGCTAGGCGCTATTAATACATTAGCCAGGTTGGCGCAGCTTGAATAATGGCAAATATATTGGTTGGTCGATCAAGGGGTTGCATTTTGTCAACACCATTACCGGCACTTGACCCTAATTATGATTTTTCAGAATTGCCCGCAAAACTATATGAGAGCTTAACTGGCCCGCAAAAAGAAGTTTATGATTCAACCAGCAGATTTAAGCTTTTGTGCTCTGGGCGACGTTTTGGAAAAACATATTTAAGCATTACTCGTCTTATTAATTGGGCTATAGAAAAGCCAGGTAGTTTAAATTGGTATGTAACAGCCAATTATCGCATGGCAAAACAAATTGCTTGGCGGCAATTGCGACAAATGGTGCCAGCAGAAGTTTTTTTATCGAAAAATGAGGCTGAATTAACCATTGAACTTAAGAATGGATCAGTTCTAGCCCTGAAGGGGTCTGACAATCCAGATAGTTTGCGCGGCGTTAGTTTATCAGGTTTAGTCATTGATGAAGCCGCATATGTTAGACGAGATGCTTGGGAAATGGTTTTGCGTCCGGCATTGTCAGATCAAAGTGGTCCCGCTTGGTTTATTACAACACCAGCCGGATTGAATTGGTTTTATGACTTGTGGCAACAAGCCGAAGAGCTGTCTGATTGGTCTACTTTTTCTTATACAACAATTGATGGCGGCCAAGTATCAAAGTCTGAAGTTCAGGCCGCGCAAAACACATTGGATGCTAGAACATTTCGCCAAGAATATTTAGCGAGCTTTGAGGCACTGTCAGGGCGAGTCTATCCTGGATTCTCAGATGACAACATATCAACCGATATTAAAGACGTTGGCGGCACAATTTATTGGGGAACTGATTTTAATGTCAGCATCATGGCAGGAGTTATTGGAAGTCGTGTTGGGGATACATTGCATATTTGGGATGAAGTTGCTGTAAAGCAGTCAAATACAGACGAAGTGTGCAAGATGTTGCGCGAAAAATATCCTAATCGCAAGATTGTTGCCTATCCAGACCCGACAGGCTCAGCGCGTAAAACTTCATCTGCTGGACGGACAGATCATGACATTATCAGACGATATGGATTTGGATGTGTCAGCCCTAAAGCACCATGGCCCGTAAAAGATAAGATAAATGCGACAAACTGGATGATTCGCACCGCCAATGATAAGATAAAATTATTTATACATCCGAAGTGCAAAAATACTATAAAGGCGTTAAAAAATGTAACTTACAAGCACGGTGCTGAAGATTATGTAATTGATAAAACAGCAAACATTGAACATTGGACAGATGGTTTGGGCTATTTAATCTTGGCAGAGTTCAATCCACTTTACGAACGAGCTGGTCATGGCACTGGAATTAGAATTTACTAGACCATATCAAGGTCAGGCACGGCAAAACAGTTTTGACTGCTGCGCCAGTGGACTAAACTAAAGTCAAAGACTTGCGAAATTGACGCGTGTACTCTGGCTTCTCACATTACGACCGGCAACTGTTCGCCAAGGTTTCAAAGGTCAACGATCCAAACTCAGCGTGGCGCAATCAAGAGCCACACTGGATGCTGATTGAAGACCTGATGGGTGGCACCTATGAAATCCGCCGTCGTCATCGGCGTTACCTTCCGCAAGAGCCACGCGAACTAGACGAAAGCTACGACCGCAGGCTGAGCACTTCAATCTGCCCGCCTTACTATCAAAGGCTTGAACGGATGCTGGCTGGTATGCTCACGCGCAAACCCGTCAGGCTGAACGATACATCAGACCAGATCCGTGAGCA